CCTCTAAAGTTTACAGTCCAGTTCGCACTTGCATTTGTTGTATAGTATAACACAGACTGTGTAGTTACATCATAGTTAATAGTGCCTGTAGCTGCTGTTGCTGATACAGTTACACCTTCTAAAGCGTTTACGAATTTAGATGCAATAACAGATGATGAACCTGTGAATGTTTGTTTAGCAGTAAATGAAGTTGCTGTTGCTGGAGCTACATAATCTGAACCTGCTGTAGCGTTTGCTAAAGCACCGCCAGAGTTAGCTTTTAGAATAGCTGTGCCTGAAGGAGGAGCTAATACGTCTGTGCCAATAGCAAGACCTAAAGCTGACCTAGCTGAAGATGCAGTAGTAGAACCTGTACCACCTGCACCTACAGGAATAGTATCGCCTGACTCTGCTGACTGCAAGTCACGAATTTGAGCCATTAGCGTTCTAATAGCATTGTTAATATTAGAAGGTGCGCAACCTTCATCAATATTAATACCTGCAATGTCTGTGTTTAAATTTGCGCCAGCACTTGTGGATGCGTACTGACTAATCTTATTTTTTGCCATAATTGTTCCTTAAATTTGTTGATACCACGTATTACTACTTGAACTTGTTTCAGTCCATGTATCTGAACCTGGGGATATATCAGTCCATGAACTTGCACCTGCTGTTATTTCTGTCCAAGTATCACTACTTGGTGTTACAACATTCCATGTTTCAGAGCCAGGTGTAATAGGAGTCCAGTTTTTACCTTGTATAATGCCATTAGCGGTTATTGTTGCGTTGCCTGTGACACTTCCTACACCATATAAAATAGCGTTAGGAGAACAAGTAAGAAGTGCTGTTCCTAATATACTTGCATCACCTGAATACTCTACACCACCTAAAGCTGATACTGTGGCATAGCCTGTAATATCGCCTGTAGATGTTCTAATTCTTACACCATCTGCTGTGACAGTTGCACTACCTGTGATAGATGCGTCACCTAATTGGATACGAATACCATCTGCTGTAACTGTAGCGTTTCCTGTAATACTACCTGTGCTTTGGTAGATAGCATTACCTATGCCTGTTAATAAAGCATATCCTGTAATAGCACCACTAGATGATACGACTTTAGCACCGTTAGCTGTGACTGTAGCAGTACCTAATATACTTGCAGAGTCAAATGTTATCTTAGTTACATTAGCTTCTAAGTCAGCATTACCTGTGATACTTGCATTACCTGTAAGTATTCTTGAAGCGTCAGCAGTAACAGTAGCATTACCTGTGATAGAACCACTATCTGTTCTAACTCTGATAGCGTTTGTAGTGACTGTAGCGTCACCTGATATTGCACCTGTAGCTAGTGTAAAACATGCACCAGTTGTCCATATTGGGTCATCTAGTGAGAATGGTAAATTATCTAAACTACCGAAATAGTCTAATTGGTCTAATGTCCATGGACCACAGACTTTAGTTCCGTTATCGTAAAATGTGTTATCTAAACTATATGGTACATTTTCCAAGCTACCATAAACGTCTAGTTCTTCTAGCGTCATTGGTGTTGGCATAGTTTACCTTAAGCTAATGTTACAGATAAATTGCCTGAAGCAATTTTAAATATGTCACCTGTGTCAATAGTTTTAGATGTATCTAAAGCTGTATGATAAAGTAAGTTACCACCTGTAGAGTTATCATTGATACCAATGTAACCAATAGTTCCCCATGAAGCTGTTGCTTGTGGAAATTCTACTGCTGCACTATTTGTTGACACGCCATTAGAAGGTGCGCCAAATGTTACTGAAGTTCTAGCGTATGAACCACCTGATACTTCTGTACCACTACCTGCATCTGTAGGGTCTGAAGTCCATAATGATACATAAACAGTTGCTGGTGATGTATATGTTGTGTTTCTTAGAGTTGCATTGATAATTGCATTTTCTAAGTAGTTGCTAATTTCTGCCATTTTGTTTTCCTTATCGTGGTGTTACGTTTAATGATGTATATGGATATGTTTGACCCAAGTCGCTTGTCTTAATGTTAGCAATTGCTCTATCGTATAAAGCTGACCATGTTTGAATACGGTTATCATTCATCAAATATGGCTCTGCTTCTGCTAGAGTTGCGTATAATAAAGCGTCTGGGTAATTAGCTAGATATAAGTTACTAGCTGTTGTTGTTGATATAAATGTAGGTTGTGCATAGTATAGAATTTGCACAGTTTGTGAACCATTAGGAACAGGAGCAAACTGAAATTCAGAACCTAACATTGTAAAAAATACAGAGATACCTGATGTAGTTGTAAGACCGTCTTTAAAGAATAAGTCTGGACTTTGATAAGCTACACGAACTACAGGGTTACCTTGTATATGTATTTCTCTAACTTCTAGCATGTCACTTGGTACTGCTACAGTTCCATCACCTGAAGTAATAGATGCAGTAGCTACCTTTAGCATCTTTTCAGTTCTTAAGTCACGTGACATTCTTGTTTGTGCTAACTGAATAAAGTCAGGTATTTGTGAGCTTAAGTCTGTTCGTGCTAAGTAGTTTTCTACTACTGTCACAAAGCTAGTATAGTTGGTAAAAGCCATAGTTATCCTTTTTTAACAAAGAAGATACAACCGTTAGTCATACCTACTTGCTTAATTATTTTAAACCTTAATTTAATTTTATCTTCCCACCATGATAGTGGTTGTTGAATTAGATGTGCATTACGTCCATCTGGTAGAATTTTAGACGCTGGACCTGTATGTATTGTAAATAGTCCATATTTCATAGTCACTCTTTGTAAGTCATTTAGAACATTGTCTAATAATTCAGGCTCTATATGCTCTAGAACGTCAATACAAGCCACGAACTCTGTTGGTTCAGGGGTAGATGACCATAATTCATTACTTGGCTCATACGGAGTGTATTTTACATCTGCTGTAAGAGCATCTTTTAGTCTACATTTACCTGCACCGTAGTCTAATAGGTATCTTATTTTGTTTTCTTTGATAATTAAGTCAACAAGTGGTGCATAAGCTACACTTGCTACACCATAATTTGCATCTTCATGCAGTTTTGACTGCATTTCTCTGTATTGGTCAGATATTAAGTTGCTCAATGACTTCTTTCCATGTTCTATCGTCTTGGTAAATTAGTCTCATGTGACGATACCATGGCATGCTAGGTTGTCCATAACGCCATTGATGCCATTTAGGTACTAAACACCATGTTTTAACGCCCATAGCAGCACTACAATGCAATGCTGTAGTATTTACACCTAAAACCATGTCACATGCAGCTATAATTGCTGCTGTATCGTCATAGTCTTTTGCGTCTGTCGCAAATTCAAAGTATTTAATACCGTCAATTTTGCGTTCTACGCTATAATCTAAGCTAACTAACTGTATATCTTTGCGTTTTAATAGTGGTTGTAAGTCATCTTCTGTTAGTTGACGACCTTTAGCATTAGTTCTGAACGTACCACCTTTAGTTGTGATACCAATGACTGTCTTATTCCATGACTTAAACATGTGTTTCCACATGTCAACCTTTTCACTATCAGGTACTAGAAAAGGAGTCCCAGGAAAAGACTTGCTGTTTGTCCTGAAAAATTGGGGTAGACCACCAATTCCACACCTTGCATCAAAAGTAAGTCCATCTAACCACCTTACGTTATCTTGTTTACGAGTTCCATGCACTTCTGCTGTAGGAAAACTACGTCTGAATAGTGTTTCTAGTCTTTCATCACAGTCTATATAAACTTTTTTACTAATGTCTATAGCGTCTGGTATACATGAAGCATAGAATATCTCATCACCTAGACCTTGTTCACCATAGATAACGATAGTTTTATCTTTAGAACCGTCCCATCTTGGTTCTTCACCATAGACTAATTCTTTACGGAACTTGCCACCTAGTGACTTATCCCATTCTTTCCAACCTTCTACCCATTGTCCTTTAGCTAAATAACTATGAGCTAGGTTTAATTGTGCGTGTAATTCGTTTGGGTCACATTCTAAAGCCATCTTAGCTGACTTTTCTGCATCTTCCCATTTAGACATTTGAACTAATGAAGCACTAGCATTAGAGTATGCCATTGCGTAATTAGGGTCTAGTTCTGCTGACTTTAAGAAGTATTTAATAGCTTCTTCAAAGTTATCCATTTCGTGACATGCACGACCTAGAGAAGTCCATAATGCTTTATTGCCTGGTTGTTCTTGTAATGCTCTACGGAAGTATTGGTAAGCAAATGCAGGTTTATCACCCATTAACCAAATGTATCCAGCAAAGTTTAATGTTGCTGCATCATTAGGATACATCATTAACACTTCGTTTATAAGTGGCATAGCTAAGTCATACTGTTCCTTTTGTATAAGGTCATGTATGGCTAATTGTACTTGCTTTAATTCGTCTTTATCCATTACTTCTTATTCATCTCTTTAATAACTTTGTCTGAAGCAATGTTACCTACAAATGTACCACCTACAGATG